AAATATCAGGACGTGCTTTTAAAAGGATGCCATCCTGATTGTAATAATATGACATTTCCATCTCGGTGGAATTGGATGATAAAATTCTATTCATAATGGGATTTTTCAGGACGGAATCCTTCATGGCATGAAGCCTATCCCATTCCTCTTTTTTCCATAACTTTTTTCCCTCTACGGTTTTTTCCCATTGATGGAGAACGGTATTCTCCCAATCAGATTTAGCGGCCAAATCCGATTTAGACCTTCCAAAATTCGGTTTAATCGGTTTATTACAATTGGTGGTATTGTAGTCATAGAATTTTATAGGCTCAAGGACTAACTCATGAAATGCCGTTCCTAATGCCATCGCTGGAGTAGGATCTTCGGGATTATTTTTTTTGTATTCATAATGAGCGAATGAACTTTTTCTTATTAGCTCTAAATCACTGCGAGAGTACCCAGGACCAGTATGATAATCAGTTGCCGAGTTAAAAATTTTTCCATTTTCCATTTTATTCTCCTAGTTTAAAATGGAATTACTACCTAATTTTCAATACTATGTAACTTGATATTTTTAATAATTGAGTATATTAATCAAGTACTAAAACAAGGAGATAAAAATGACAGAAGAATTACAGCAAATAGAAATGGAATTTGATGAAGCAAACAGAATTGAGGATAAAAATCAGGGTAAAATAAATTGGCATGAAAGGCTTAGAACTTTAAATAATCTTAACATTAGATTTATTTTCGATAAATCAGTTCTTCACGTCGATGTTACTCGATAGCCTAAATGTCTTATTGATTCGCAGAACTCAGTTTCCCACTCACTCAATCGTCTAAAGTTTCTGGCCTTCAACCTTCTGTAAACTATTAATTGTTTAGAACTCATTTGGATAGGGCCATACGTCCTGTTGGTCCTTATTAATTCTTTTGTTTTTAATTTTTGGTGATTTATTTTAGTCATGGAATTGGCTTGCCATAGTTGTATTTATAAGTAAAGTAATTAGTCCTATGCAAGTTCCATGCCAACTATTTTACGGATAATTATTTTTACCTTGACAAGGCCTAAAAAAATAGGCCAATAAAGACAAATGGGATAGTGGTAACTTCCATTGTTCCCTTCCCCTACCCTGGTGGCCGGCCATCAAACGGCCATGGGCCACACCTAAGTAATTAAATTTAAAAAATCCCCTGAAGCAAGCCTCCACGAGATTTGAATGGCCTTCAATCATATCTCACCGTCCACTATCAGAATTAACTTGGCTTGCGATTAAGCTCCCGATTTAGTATTTTTACTTAAGCATAGGACCATTAAAAATGAGCGAAGAAGAATTAAGGAAATTCAAGGATTTTTTAAAGGATGCGATTTCACTCAATAGGAGATTTTTATTAAATGCAAATTATAATGGATCGAAAACCAGGGAGCCATTTCTTGAAGGTAGATTGGAATCCTATGAACATACACTCTTTTGGCTGGAGGATTTTATAGATGAACGAAGATCCTAGATTTGCAAGTCAATTAATAAAAGATCCAACTTTGAAAATGATTGAATATTTAGAATTGGATGAGAAAGATTCGATAGCATTAATCGCACTAGTGAATACTACTTTTCTACTAGGTTATGTAAATGCTATGAAGGGGAACAATGAAGAGGAGAAGCGTTAGATGAAAACCTTTTTCAAAAAAATAGGATTCCATTTTTATTTGCAAATAATTTTTATCGTTTTTTTGGCCATGGGAACTTTTAAAATTCCTAAATTTTACATTGGACTAGCACTTGGTGTCCTGGTGAGTGGATTAATATCGAACTTGGTAACATATCATTTTACGAAGGATGAATAAAATGGATGAGAAAATGGAGATCAGCCCGATGGAGGCCGGATACATAATGTCACTTTTAGTACCCAAAATGCGAGAAAATGGAGGGGACATAGTCATCTATTCTTTACTGAAGAAAATTCAGCACGCATTCCAGGAAAATATTTATTCCTATTTAATCGCTGATTATATTTTAGTTTATGAAAATAATTACTGCAAAGGATGGACAAAAGAATGACTGAAGTAGAAAAAAAAATAATTGAATCATCGGGGTTTGTAGGTTTTGTAACGGAGCCTTGTCATAACAAATTCAGTGAGGAATTAAATCTTGCAATAAAACATAAGAAGCCAATAATTATTTTTGCTCAGGATGGCATTTTCATACCTGCTTATATAATAGACGCTTCTCAGGAAATTCATCGAATAAATTTTGATGATGATAAAAATCAAGAGAAGTGTAAATCAATAACTGAGGCATGGCTCACAAAAATAGGAATTAACGATGAGAAAAATTCTATAACATTAAAGGAGCTAGGAAGTAATCCAAATGACCGCAGATGAAGCAAAACAATCACTTTTGAATTATATAACAAATTGTGAGCAAGATAAAAGAGTAACCCTAAAAGAAGAACGACCTCCAGATAATACTCCTGCGTGTGGTTGGTACATGGGATATTTTGATGCTTGTGAGGATATGAAATCTTTTATTGAGGAATTGATATGACCGCAGATGAAGCAAAGCATTCACTTAAAGAAGGGAAGAAGGTTATGACTAAAGAAGAATTTGTAAAAAGGAGAACTGATATAATTAGCGAAATGTTGGACAACCAAGATGAAGTAGGAATTTATCCAACCTCCGTTTGCTTTGCTAAATTAGATGATTTATTTGATGAGATAACTAAATTTAATTCCGATGAGCAATTAATTTTAAGTAATGCGCAAATACTTATAGCACAAAGAAAAATAAGGCTAGAAAGATGACCGAAGGACTTGAAAAATTAGATGAGATAATCAAAATTCAGTGTACTGATGGAAATTGGAACTGGGACGCATATATGCACGGGATGGCGAACGGACTTATAGCAGCAAGGTCAATGATTACAGGAAAAAGTCCTGAGTATTTGGATGCTCCGAAGAAATGGCTTTGTGATACATGGCAAGCCTAGAATTCAATTGAGTAAGGTCACGATTACCATCATGATAATTCCAACTGTTATAACGCTCATAATTATTTACTCCTAAAGATGAGGCCCAACCTTTTTTCCCCGATCTAGAGCTAGGAAAAGGATTTCATTGAGCCAAACGTTAGTGAATCCTGGTAAGCGCTTCTTGCTGTAATATCACCGGTTAAGGTTATCGGGGTTACAGCGGTAGAAAAAAAATACTAAAAAAAACTACCTTTACGCTTTACTAGTTCCATCAACTATACTATTTTCCGGCCTGTTCGCTGGAAAAATTAGAGTCTCTTTGTGACCTATTATCCAGTGGTTTGGGTTCCCCTGCTGAGTTTTTTTAAAGGGACTCAGCGGGGGGAATTTTTTCACTGGTAATATTTTCATATATTTCATTTCTAGATCACTCTTAGACTTTCTTTTAGGTTTGCCAAAAGAGATAAATGCCCAGCTGTCATACATGAATTAGTTGAATATTGCTATTTTTTAGATAGCATATAGAATATGCTCCATTGTCCTAACGATAACTATTCGCTTAAGCCTACCTATAAAACATACGTTATAGGGCATAGAAATGGCCCTAAGACCATCGAAGTTCCTATAAGGCTATGTCCCCTATGCCTATTCGTTTTTACACCTCACGATAGCTGTAATGCAATTTGTGGGGTTTCCTCTATGAGCGTAAGTTATGACATACGAAGTAGCAGCGCAATTAGGCATAAAAAGCAGTCAGCTATTGCGAAGCACTGGTTTGCGAGATAGGAGAGGGCGAATGCCCTCCGGTTAGATAGGTAGGTGTGAAAGGATCGCGAAACCGACTAGAGTCCCAAGCATTCCAATTACTAGAAATACTGGAACTAGAGCACTAAATAACGCAACTATTAAAGGTAGGCATATAATAAAAACAATTAGGCCAATTATTGCTAGCATTTTTCTTCTCCATTTTTGATGATGCTGTCTAAAAGCATTTCAAGTTTTATTTGCAGATCAAAAGCTTTACTTCTCATCCTTTCGACTCGATCGTAATTTTTATACGTATCAAGATCGTAGTCGGTCCAAATTGCAACCGACGCGACATTTTCTTTAACTTCGCTAATTATTTGTTCTAAATTGACTAGCATATGACCTACACTCCATGTTTCGGGCCTGATTATAATCTCTTGTAAAGCTCTCCCTGGCAATATCGTCAAAGCAAAGTAAACAAAGCTCCTCTCGCTCCGATTCTTCCCTGGAATCGGTCATTTGGGTACAGCGAGTACAAATAAAGGTTTCGTCGTCGTAAAATCTCATCTTTTTGCCTCCCACTCTTTGATCTTTTCTACGATATCGAGCTTAAGATCATGGCCATCTTCCAGATTAAATTTAAGATAATCAGCGCAGTCAAGCAGGTTATCATCCGTAACCTTAATGCCCTCGTCGATAAAATCATTTCGAAGATCATCTATCGTGTACTCAAAGATTGATTTTTGATAAAATGGAATTTTATAGTTTTTAATCAAATTTAAGAGCCGATCGGTTTCGTATTGAACATATTCCCAAGTTTCCTTTAGATCATCATCCAAGGCCTCGTTATTAACTCTTAAAGCGTGTCTTAAGTTGTCTAGTGCGGTCATTAATAATGTATAGTCGTTGTAATCCATTTAAAAACTCCTAGTTGGAGGGGATTTATTCCCCTCCTGGTTATGGTTTATAGTTTAATTTCAGGGAAAAGCTCGTTGATGGCCACAATTGCTAGCTCCATTTTCGAGCTATCTTCTAGGGCGAATTTTTCATAAGTTTCTAATCTGAGTAAAACGTTAGTCCACCAACATGCTCCGTGCTGAGTTAGCTTGTCGGTGAATTTTCGCAGAATCTCCTCTTTTGAAAAGACCAGGTTTCCGTCTCTGGAATCGAAATATTGGCAAAGCCTTAATGCCCTGGCCAACTCATACTTATCAAATCCAAATCCTATTCTCCAGTAATGATATTGCATCGGAGTAACGACCATCTGTCCGATCATACTTGTATAATCCAGGTGGATTGGATTAAAGCTCCTATCCTCGTATGATATGTTTGGGGTAACTTGTGGGGTAACTTGTTCAATTTCGTCCATTTAAATTCTCCTAGTTTTGGCATAATCGCCGAGTGTGTTTAAAGCACGATCATCAATTAAATAGCAATTAAATATAAGTCTAATAACCTACTGATATCATTGGGTATTTACATTATTTCGTTAAATCTTGTAGGCGATTAATAAAAATTGCTATAAATCTAGAAACCGATTTACTACACAACTAGGAGAAAAAAATGGACACAAGACAAGTTAAAAAGATTCTAAGCAATAAGCACAAGGCCTTTAAATGGTCAGTAAGCACAGACCACCATAACAGCTATTCAATCGACATTATGTCAGGGCCATTAGACTTTGGTAAACATGAGCAAATAAATCATTATCATTACCAAGAACAACTGGCCGACCTTGACCCCAAATGCGTGGAACTCATAAGCGATATTCTGGACGCTTGCCAAGAAGTTAGGCCTATAAATTACCATGAAACTGGGGATTACGGTAATCAACCGAATTATTATATCAACATAAGAATTGGCAAATGGGACAGGCCATATCAAATCAAGTAATAACTTGGGGGCAAGGAAATGCCCCCCTTTCCACCCCTCCCCACGCTTCCCAATCCATCCCAAATCTTACATCTCGCTAGAATGCCACTAAATGGCGGTTTCCTGAAAATGTTCTCGAAAATCTCGGGAAAACACTTTTGGAAATGGCGATGGTCTAGTAAATTCCTTACATTTAGAGAGAGCTGGATTAGATCAGATCACTAAGCCAGTAGATGAGGATGACTGTTATAATACCAACTAGAATGCTCACATCGCCCTCCTAACCCACTTAACTACGCCTACCCTCACCTTACCATGGACCTGGAGCATTCGCATGCCCTACGCCTACCAGGGATCGCATTCGCATTCGCATAGACTCCAAACCCTTTTCGCATTCGCATCCGCTTGGGCAGAAGGGAGCACGGGGGGGAGGGGGGGGGAGCGTCTATCCATATCAGGAAATGTACCCTATATCCAAACGGGTATAATACACAAGCAATGGGGGGGGGGTTCGTAGCGTGTAATCGATTTGGCGGGCGAGGCTTGAGGCCTAATAAAAAAAAATTGTGATCGCTAGGTACTGACAAAAATGTTCTCGACATTTCCATCTGAGTATTTCAATATCATATAATACAACCCCCTACTAATGAGAAACTATGAGAGAAGTTGAAGTGGAAGGAATCCCCGGTCTTTTCATAAGAGAGGATGGGACTGTTATTAGCAATAGACACATGAATAAAAGGAGGATTCTGGTAAAGAGATTTAATAATGGATATGAGCAAGTTAAGATATATTACCCTATTAAGAAGCATAAAAATCTGCTAGTTCACAGATTACTTGGAAAAGCATTTATACCTAACCCTGAAAATAAACCCTGTATCAATCATAAAAATGGCATTAGAAATGATAATAGGCCAGAGAACCTGGAATGGTGTACATACAAGGAAAACAACCATCATTCCATAACAGTGCTTCAAGGAAAGACATTAAGGACTACTAAAGAACCTAAAGATAGGATTAAGGTTATTCAAAAGTGCTGGAATGGAGAGGTGGTGAAAATTTGGGACAGTATAACCAAAGCTGGCTCTGAAGGATTTAACTCAACTATGATAAGTCGATGTATCAATGGATTGTCAGTACATCACAAGGGATTTCTCTGGGAAAGAGCTACGTTATGAGCAACCTAAATGAAAGCATTTCCAACGCTATAGAAATCGCTAAAATGAGTGAAAGGTCCGGTATAATAGCTAAAAGGATCCTGGAAGTGTTGTATGATCAAATGGAGAAAAACCCATCCGCAATGGGATATACTTCTTGCCTACTTGCACTATCTGTTTCTATATCTGAGTTTATTGACAGTAGTAAGGGGTCTCTTCTGTTAGCTGATGAGGATCTAAAAAAAGATATTATTGCTGCTGTATCCGTTGGAATAGGAACGATAGACTATAATTTGAAGGAAAGCTCAAAGTCCTTTATGAAGGAGTCAGAGATTTTTCTATAAATTCATTGATGGTTTTTTTGAATTCGCTTAATTGGATTTTACTTTCTGAAATATACTTTTTAAAATAAATATCTTTTGGCGCAAGCCTTTCTAAACAGAAATAGATTTGATTAGCTGAGTCTTCTATGGTGGAAAATATTTTAATCATCTTTTCTTTTGTAAGTGGAATCCAGTATCCCATTTCCTCTTTTTCTAAATTCATAATACATCTTTCCAATATTGCTTTAAAAGAGAGCTTTAGAGATTGATAAGACACCTCAGGATCCAAACTATCTGTTTGTTTAATAGTATTTTCAAATGAAACTAAAATATCTTTTACTAACTCTGCTCTAGATTTTAAGTCCATCATTAAATCCTTATTTCTGGTTACTTTTTTTATACATGGTATGGTTTGATCTGATGTAAATCTTCCATCTTCGGTAAAAGTAAAATTTCTGGCATTAGAGGATTCCTTTATACTAAAATCAACTTTTACAGGAAATCCACCATCACCTGAAATTGATGAGACAGTGCCTATTAATCCATTCCAGTCAACCCTATCTCCGACCTCAAATTTGCTCATTAAATCCTTATGCCATATCATACTAATTTAATCAAGTAATATCCGAATTTACACCATGAATAACAATGCTATTATTTCTTATGATAATAAACATCCTATTCTCTACTCCGAAGAATCTGCGATGGTTAATCCTGTCAAATATTATCAGATGGTCGGAATTTGATAAGACAAAAGGTCTCTGGGGAAGATATCCTAGTAGTCATGTGTCAATTCTGCTCAACCTGGAAGTTACGGAAGCTGTCCTATTTCTAGGAGTTCGGAAGATCCATTTTTACAAGTGGATCCGTATGAATAATGTCCAATCAAATTACTCCCTTTATGTGGATAAGTATCAATTCGAAGATATCCGACTATTTCTAGAAGGATCTGAGGGAGTTCCTTACGCTACCCTTAGTGCTATTGGAATCTTCATCCAACGAGTAGCGAAGACTGTTTTCAAGAAAGATATAGCAAATCCATTTGGCTCTGCTACCAGGAAAAGAAAATGCTCTGAACTAGGAGCGGAGGTGCTTAGTAAATGGAATCTGGCGAAAATTGATCTACCTCAGGAATCTATCGGTGTTAGGCACCTAGAGAATATCTTGAAAGGAACTAGAAAATGAATAGGTATATGGATAACGTATTTGCCCTAGGAAGGATGCCTGCGAGTATAGAGGAACCGCCGAAGGGGGCACTTACACCTGAAGAAATAATGATTGAACGTGCTAAAGCTGCATTTGCTGAGAAGGAACGATTGGCTAAATTGGCAGGACCGAAAGTTCTAGAAGAACTGGAAGTAGCGGATGAACTCACACCAACACCTGTTGTAACTGGGAGAAGAACATATCATCCACCTAAAGGAGAAAATCTTAGAATTTATGAGGAAAGATTTGGTCCATATCCTGAAAGAGATTTTTATATGAAAATGTCGGATGCCGACCATGAAAGAGTTTTAAGGAACAATAGGGTAATAGGAACTTATCTTAATGACCAAGCAGTTAAAAATGACTTAATACTGCATACCAACAGAAGGGACCAACGAATTGCCAGAGATTTAAAACCTGAAAATAAAGTTGCTAGAAAGATGGAGTATGTTAAGGCAAATAATAGGGCCAAGGCCGCAAAGGGTAAAACTATTGGGCAACTGTCCTATGAAAAAATGAGTGATGAAAGATACGAAGCCCGTCTGGCAGAAAATAAAATACTTAAAACTGCACAATCAAATGCTCGATTAACTGAATTAATGCCGAATTGGAAGGAAGTTCATGCCACTCAATATCCGTTTTTAAGTGAAAAGGCTTTTAGAAAACAAGCGCTCGAAAATATAGCAAGAGGTAATGAATTAAATCCAGAACACTATTTAAAAATTCAATGGAAAAAACTAAATCCAATAATAAAGGATGTTTATAAAAATCGTGATCCACTTAATCCTATGGGTGCTTGGCTTAAAAGTTTAAAAGGTTTTGGCGGAAAGAACATAATTAAGTCCATAGGTCCTATCGCTAAGGTGGCAGCACCAGCACTTGCGACTTATGCTTTAATGAGAGGTGAACCTGTAGAAGCTGCTGAAATAGCCGTAGGTTCATTTCTTCCTCCAGGTGTAGACTTCGGAGAGGAATTAGGTCCACCACAAGGATCTTTGGATTATTATATAGAACATCCATGGAATAGACCTAAAGGCGTGTTAGATTTTAACAATAATCAGAGGTAGATATGGCGAAATGGAAAATAACCTATAAAAAAACAGATTTGCCTCTTATTAAACAATTTCCTGAGATCAATAAATTTCTGGATAAATTGGAAATTGATAAAGATTTACGAGAAAAAATTCATGATGAACTTTTGGACGCAACAGACAGAGGAGAGATTCCATCATCTATAAAATGGATAGAACTTCCAACCAAGACACCGATTAAAAAAGGCCCTAAAGATATTAAATCTAAGACAGTGGATGAAACTGCTGCTTCTTTCGAAGAACTAGAGAAACCTATTATCCCAAAAGAAACTGGACCTATCTCTACCAATGAATATCCTAACATGGGAAAAGAATCTGGTCCTGGATATGCCAAACCTAAAAGCTATACACAAGAAAAAAAGATAAAGGCCATGAAACTTCCTGAAGCTAAGACTAAATTAAAATCTGCTGGAGATAGATTAAATAATTTCGGCAAAGAATTTACCCAAAAGATTCAAGATAAAAAAAAGGACTTTCAGAAAGTATACGGAGGAGCATTAGACAATGCACTAAAAGATATGAAGGGTGGTGTTCCACTAGATAGTGAAATCCCCTGGAATCCTGACTATGTAAAAGATAGCTTAAATAAGAGTAAGGCAACTCTGGATAAAGCTGGCAAAAGGATAGCAGAAGGTCTTCAGGAGAAAAGCATTTATGCCGATCTGCTTAATGAAAGACTCAAAGACGCTGCTCCGGTTATCCCTAAACTAACTAAACCAAAACCAGAGGTAGTACCTGACCATTTCGCTACAGAGATTCCTGGTAGATTAGAGCCTCCTCCTATTCCTAAGCATATTGCAGATGAATACTCCAGAAGAAAGTCTCTTTACGATCCTAAGACCTGGAAGGAATTTGCCAAAGAACAACCTATACCTCAGAAACCCAATTGGACAATGTATGAGGCACCTAAACAATTGCCTGCTCCGACACCTAAGATAACTGAATTTAAAACTATGCTGGATGATTTGCAAAAGAATGGAGAAAATCCGTTATCCATTTTAAAAGAGTCGGCAACTGATGCGGCCAAATTCCTTAAGAAAAATAAGTTTTCCAGGGCAGAAGCTTTCAAGACAATTGGAAACAGTCTTCCCTGGATTACTCTAGGACTTGTGGCGTATGAACTTCTTCATGGGAATCATGATAAGGCCATAGAAATGGCGGTGGAAAACGGTATTCCTATTCCAGGAATGGATTTAGGTGATTCTCTTGAAGGGCCACCAATAGAAAATCCACCAGCGAGAACAAGTATTTTTGATTATGCTAACCTATCAAGAGGACTACAGGGGTGACAAATGCCTTATAAAAGCCAAGATCAAAGAGCATGGATGCATATTAATAAACCAGAAATCGCCGCTAGATGGGATAAGGAATATGGTGGAAAGATTAGGAAAAAGAAATCCAAGAAACGAATGAAGATCGGAATTCTAGACAATGCATCTAATTAATGAAATTATTACTCGATGAAAAAATATGAACTTGTCTGTAAAAATTTAAAAAAACAACTGAAATCTATAATGAAGAAAAAGAGACTGAGCTATGGACAGCTTTCAGGAATCTCTGGTGTCTGCAAGATAACACTCTATAGATTTTTGACGGTCAAGAGCGCGGAAGTAAATATTAAGAATATTTTAAAAATAGCTAAATTCTGCGCCGATTGGTTCAAGGAAGATGAAAAAAATAAAAGACCCAGCAGAAGCACTAGGGTTAAACGAACATCAGATAGAGGCCGCTCTTCTGGAGTGGCTATCTACCGTTGATGACGGATATCCCTGTAAAATAGTTAATAATGGTGCCATCAAAAAACTTCCTGATGGTAGAGTTATCTTAATTCCCCAACAAAATAAATTTTTTCGTAAAGGTATGAGTGATATTTTATTCATTCACCGGAAAAAGACCTTCTGGTTTGAAGTTAAGATCTATAAAGATTGGGACTTCATTGATCGCAGAAAGGACTGGCTCCGAAAAGAACTTCATACCGACAAGAATTATATTAGATGGCAAAATCAAATCATATTTCAGGATGAAATGAGGAAAAGGGGGCATATTGCCGAATTTGTCTATTCTCTACAGCAAGTAAAGTTTCAAATATTGAGAATAATTTGAAAGATATTCAACGGAAAAAGAAAAACTATAGGAATTTATTGATTAAAACCACTATATCTACGAGATCCTATTTGCGAGCATCTGAAGAAATAATGAAATTCCTATATAAATTCGAAGATTATTTCGAAATTCCAACTCTAGACTCAAATGTGATGAAAATAGGGATTGGACATATCCAGGATGATATTCCAGATATTTCCAGGATTAATATGAGAGATGCTGTTAGATTATTTAGAACAGATTTAGAAGAATATGAGGATTATTTGAACAAATGGTTCGGATTTTTAATTAATTGCCAATTTGATGCACTTTTAAGCCTTTTAATGGACATTGGATTGGATCAATTCAAGAATACTATGATTCCGTATGAGCTAGACCAAAAAAGGTCTAATATAATTCCACGATATATGCTGGAATTGAAAATGACCCCAGAAAAGTTGAATAGGAGGAGAAGGGAAGTGAACATATTTATAGGTGAGTCTTTTTCTAGACCCGTTTTTTTCGGAAAAAGGGGTAGATTTAGCAAAGCACTAAAAAATAGTTATATACTATGAGAATGGAAGAACAAGATCCAGAAATTGTAACCGAACCTATGAGTCTTAAAAAGATGGCGCAAATGTCATCTGATCCTGCTTTCAAAATGCAGTATTTTAAGCAGGTAACTCAGGATTATGATCCAGATCTTAGAAAAGAACACCGACCTACTCCAGATACCAGGATGAGAGTTAGATTTTATAAAATTGCTGGAACTGGTGACAAAGATATAGCTGCTGCTTTGGGTATTAGTCTTGTTAAGCTCAAAAAAGTCTATGCCTATGAGCTAAGACTTGGGACCGCTGACTTCAATAGTCTGGTAGTCGGCAAAATGATTGAAAAAATAAATGCCGGAGAGTCTGCCATGATTATGTTCTACTTGCGTTGTAGAGCAAAATTTACACCTAGCACAGAAAACTTTATTGAGCATAAAATAACAGTGAGCAGACCTAAGGAAGATATTGAGGATGAATTGAAACAATTAGGTATTCCTGAGGAGTCTCTTAAAAAGTTATTAGAAGAAGGAGAATAATATGGCAAGATTTGGAAGAGGTGTTTTAGAAAGTCCTAGAAACTACGGCGGCGGAGGTGAGCCTGAAGATCCACAATCAGAATATTTCAGAAGAGCGAGTGATCCTAGTTCGCCATATTACCGAGAGGATTTGTTCGGGCCTAAACCATCTAGAGGTGGCGGTATTGGCCCTATGCCTTCTAGTCCAATGCCTACAATGCCTGAGATGCCTCCTATCCCATCTAACAGAAGAAAAATGAATCCAATTGATCCATCTGGTGGTGGTGGAGGTCCTCCAAGCTTTTACCCTCCTGACCAAGATCCAAGAGGATTTAATGTCGGTAGGGGCCCTGCTTCCAATATGGCCCCAATAGAAACTGGGCCGGCATTACCTAGTGAAATATATCAAGGACAATCAACCCAAGAAGGAGTTTTAGAAAGGCCGACTTCCGGTAGGGGCCCTGCTAGTTATTTACATCCTAAACCATCTGATTATCCTTATCCTCAATTATCCCAAGATAATCTTGGATGGCCTGAAAATGCAGCAGAAATTCCTGGAAAAGGATGGACTACTGAGCAAATTAAAAGATATATGCAACTTAAGGGCCTTAGCGGTACTTCAGGCCAGGAGCCAGGATCTTATTATACCAAAAAAGGTAGAATAAAATAATTCATGGAGCCAAATGAGATCCAACTTTCTGAAACACTTGATGCTTTCGTTCAGCTAAAAAAAGAGTACCAATTAGCAGCAAAAGAAAGAAAAATTGAATTCTGGTCACCGTATGACTGGCAAATAGATTATGCAAATTCCACTTTAGAAAATAAGCAATGCACTTTATTATGTGCAAACAGAGTAGGTAAAACTTTTTCGGCCTGTTCTGTTTTAAGTTATTTTTTAACGGGAAATTACCCAAAATGGTGGAAAGGGAAGGTTTTTAATCATCCCATTAATGCCATAGCTTGCGGAGTCTCAGGTGAATCTATTAGGGATGTACTTCAAAAAGAACTTATTGGGATCGCTGATCTTAAGAATAAGAAATTTGATGGTAATGGCCTTATTCCGGTTGCTAATTTGGATGGCTACATACCATCCCCACTTCTTAGAAATGCGATTCGAGAAATTAAGATTCGCTGGAGGGATACGGATAGATTCTCGATTTTAAAGTTTAGATCTTATGAACAGGGCCCATCAATTCTTGGAGGACAGGTATTTGATGTGGTCTTAATAGATGAAGAACCATTACACGATGGATTGAGGTTTTATGGAGAATGTCTTGCCAGAACTGCTACTGCTGATAATGGCAACGGTGGTATTGTGCTGCTATCTTTCACACCTGAATCTGGTCTAACCGAACTTGTTGATCTGATTTATAACAATCCAAAGCCAGGTCAATTTGTATTAAATGTAGGATGGGATAGGGCACCTCATATAAGCCATGGTGTAAAACAACAATTACTTGCGGCGATTCCTGCTCATCTTATTGAGGCCAAGACTAAGGGGATACCTTCCTTTGGTTCTGAGCTTATATACAAATTTAACTATGAGGACGTTATCTGCGATCCTTTCGAGATCCCACTCTACTACAGGGTTATGGCCGGAATCGACTTTGGAATCGGTCATCCTGCTGCCTGCATTTTTGCGGCGATCGACGACGATACCGACATAATTTATATCTATCATAGCTGGAGGAAGGCCGATGAAACACCTCCTGGTCATGCACAACGTATAAATAGCGTAGCAAAGAAAATAAGAGTTTCATACCCTCATGACGCTAATAGCAGATCGCCAGGTTCAGGAATTCTTCTTAAGGATTATTATTTGGATGCTGGAGTAAATATGTTCCGTCAATTTCATAATGTTGATGGTTCAACTTTCGTGGAGCCTGGACTGCTTGAGATCCAACAGAGATTAAATTCTGGAAGACTATTTATTTTTAATAATAATCGAGATTTAATAACTCAGATAAAGACTTATAGGAGAAACCCGAAGACCGGATTACCTATTAAAAAAGACGACGACTTGATGGATGCGATGAGATACGCTTTAATCATGTTAAAGAGATTTGGTCAGAGAAAATCTGAGCTAGGAAGAATTGAGACTTTAACTGCATACCATCCAAATTTGAGGTATTAAAATGCAAATTGCAGGGCCAGTATTTAATCCAGAGGTCGATAAATCTTCTGACGATAAACCAGAAAAATTAACCTTTGAAGAGATTGAATCGGTTATAGGACAGGATATTAATGATGTCGAGGACTTTAATACTTCGGAGGTCTCAAATCTTCGGGAAATGTCATATTACTACTACTACGGTGATGAATTAGGAAATGAATTGCCTAATAGGAGCACTTATGTTTCCAAGGATGTCCTATCAACGGTAGAGGGTATCAAAGCACTAATTCTAGAAACCTTCGAAGCACATAAGAATATCTGTTATTTCCCTCCTTTAAATAAGAATGATTATTTTAAGGCCAAAGAAGCTACTGCCTATGCCAACCATGTCTTCTATGTAGAGAACCAGGGACATAAGATCCTAATGGATGTTGCTCATGATGGACTAGTTGCCAAAACAGGAGTGATAAAAACCTATTGGAATGAAAGTCAAAAAACTGACACGCTGAATTTCGATAAGATATCAGAGGAAGAATATCAGCTATTAAAAAATAGTCCGATTGAAATTGTAAACGAAGATGTTAGGCCTGAAAAAGATCCTAAAGCGATTGAAAAATTCCAGCAAATGCAACAACAGGCGCAGCAACAGATTCAACAATTAATGCAGGCTGCTCAGAGGCCTCAACCGGAGCAAGCTCCACAGCAACCTGGTCAACCTCCTAGTCCTCAGACAGGTCCAGATCCACAGCAAGCTATCGTTCAAATTCAACAGCAATTACAGCAGATAGAACAGCAAATTCCTAATGTATACTCTGGATCGGTAACCTACACTATAGATAATTCCAGCGTAAAAATTGAGGTGGTCCCACCTGAGGATTTTCTTATTTCCAGAAATGCAACTTGCTTGGAAGACGCAGATGTCATTTCTCATAGAAAGTTGGTCACTAAATCTTTCCTAATAGAGTTTGGCTTTCCTTGGGATATGATAAACGAGATTAAAGGAGTAGAAACATTTGATCTTTTGACTGATAACGAAAAAAGTGCCAGGAATTCTTTTGATGGTACAGACCAGACCTTTTTAAATGGCAAAACTAATACTAAAGAAATGGAAAAGGTCGTGCTTTATGAGATTTATAAAAAGATTGATATAGAAGGCACTGGAATAGCTAAACTATATAAGGCATTTTATTGTGGAAAAAAACTTCTCAGTTATGAGGAAACTCAAGATATTCCTTTCCATGTATTCCAGCCGTATCCAATCTCTCATAAATTTTATGGCATGAGCGTTTACGACATAATTAAGCATGTCCAGATGGCAAAATCGGTCATCCAGCGACAAATTATAGATAACCTGGTATTAACCAATAACTCCCGATTCGTAGCAGACCTTGGCTTTATTAGAAACGTTAGAGATCTAGTGGAGAATAAGCCAGGCTCAGTTATAGACACCACCAATATTGATGCTATAAAAGCTTTCCCAATAGCTCCAATGAATCCTGATACCTTTAATATTTTAAATATGGTCGAGGATGATAAAGTCTCTATTACGGGCTTTTCTAAGCTTGCCCAGGGTATGGACCCATCTGCTATCTCAAATCAAAATAGTTACAATCTAGTTCAATCACAGACCAATGCTGGTAACAGACGTCCCATGATGATCGCTAAGAATTTGGCGCTCGATTGTCTAGCTCAGGTTATGAAAAGGATATACCTGCTTGGGAAAACCTATGAAACCAAAGAAAAGATGATTGAAATAGGAGGAGACTATGTCCAGGTTAATCCTCAGACCTTCATATTCAGGGATCTGGTTAGGGTAAATGTCGCATTAACCCCTGATGAGCAGATTAAGCAATCCCAGAGCTTAATGTCCCTTCATCAAATGTTCATGCAAAGTCCTGCGTTACAACTAAATTACGGTACCAATCAGCAATATTTCCTATTACAGAAAGTAATGGAGTTTATGAATATAGATTGTCGAGATTTTGTCCTGCTTAATCCTCAATCACCAGAATATCAGCAAGCAAGTCAGGCACAACAACAATCTCAGCAACAGCAACAACAATTAATGGAGCAAATGCAAAAGCTAGAAATGCAGGTTAAGCAAACCCAATCTCAGTTATTTTCTACCCAATCTCAAGTAGAAGTTCAGAAAGTTCAGATTCAGGATCAACATAATCAACTTAAACTTCAATTAGAGGCTAAAAATGATGCCAAAAAATCAGACTTGGATCTAAGGAAACAGGAGCATCAGGAAAATGTGGATTTTGCCGAGATAGAACTAAAAAAGTCGGAATTAAAAATAAAAGATAAACAAGTAGAAAAAGGAGCCTCAGGTGGATCTAACAAAGGAACAAGTCCAGCAAAAAGCAAAGGAAATACTAAATAATGAGGTACTCCAAATAGCTTTCGGGGAGAAGACTAATTATTACATCAATCAAATGTTCTCACCTAATGCCAATGGGGAGAAGATGCTGGAACTTAAAAATAAAAAGAAAGGAATGGATGAATTTATTGTCCAGCTTAAGGCACTATCAGAACCGGAGACTGATTCTGATAAAGTTCAGCAATCAAACGCGAGAGAAGTAAAATATTAGTATTGCGTAATACATTAAATTGAATAATATCTAATCAAGGAGTGAAAAAATGCCATTTGATCAAGGAGCGATCGAAACTGTTCAGAACAATCCCCAAACACTTGAGGACTCTGCACAACAATTCGAAGAAATTATCGAAAAAGAAGAACCGCAGCAACCGGAAGAAGCACCAGAACAAGTCGAACAAGAAACAACTGATGACGAAGATT